TGCAGATGCTCTTACCGATTTACTCTATGTGATATATGGCGCAGGTCATAGCTTCGGTATAGATTTAGATTACACATTTTCTGAAGTCCATAAAAGCAACATGAGCAAGTTAGGCGAGGACGGAAAACCTATCTACAGAGAAGATGGTAAGGTTATGAAAGGACCGAACTACGTTCCTCCGAAACTAGAATTTATATTGGGGTATTGATATGGGCGTTTATACATTAGTGAAACCTACAGCTAGCATATTAAAAGAACCGACTGAACGATTTGATTTTGATAATCCGCAGGTTGATCCTGAACAGCTTGCTCAGCAGTTAGCTGAAACTATGATTCTTCATAATGGAGTTGGGCTAGCTGCCCCTCAGGTCGGTCTTCCTCTATCAGTTTTTGTTGTGGGAAATCCTAACGATAGAGAAACTATAATGGCTATGTTTAACCCTAATGTCGTAGACGCTATGGGCGAGGATACATATCTAGAGGAGGGTTGCTTAACATTTCCAGGGTTATATATTAAGATTAAAAGACCTCAGCAGGTTCGCGTTCGTTTTAGCGATATGAATGGTGAAACTACAACAACGAAATACAGCGGTATGACCGCTAGAGCCATACAGCATGAGTATGATCATCTACAGGGTATACTTTTTAAACAGAAAGCCAATCCCATACATAGAGATCGAGCGATGAGAAAATATAAACAGCTACAGAGAAGAATGAAAAAAAGTGCTTGACTTTTGAGATATATAATAGTATACTTAGATTGTAGCTTCGGAGATTATATATGAAAGAATATGTGAGAAATAAAATAGATCGCGAGGATATCCTGGGCAAGTTCGCAACCCAGGATGATTTTGACTTATACATAGATGACGACTGCGATCTCTACAGTCTGAACCCAACCGATCCTGATCAGAAAGATGAGGATAATATCGTATTCAAGTTCCGTAAGGGCGTATTTACACAGGAGGAGCAGGATAAGGCGTATGAGGGTTTACGTAAAGGCGCGACTGAATCGCAGAATCGTGGATTAGCTGCGGGTCCGCGTGGCGAGACGCTCGTTTCTGGTAGCCGTGGCGCTCGCGATTGGGTTGAACCGTATCAGGAAGAAGTTCTTGAGTATCTTTCCGGTAATTCCATTTATGATGAGTTTCCTAAAAAAGGCGCAGCTATAGATGAAACGAGAGGTAAGGTCTGGCTACGCTCAAAGGTTATCGGTGATAAGTATGGAGAGTATGAGGGTTGGTTTGATCGCTGGGTTGAGCGCGTAAAGAAGCTATCTCCTGAAGAACAGGCAGAAGAGGCGAAGGAAGTCGGTAAGATGATTTCTGAAACCAACTATGCGCAGACTGTAATGTCAGGTATCGCTGGATATTTCGACAGATATCCTAGGATCCCATATGGTCGTCCCGCTGCTTACAACGATAAGTATCCCGAACTATTTGAGAAATCTTACCCATATTTGAATAAGTTGAATCAGGTATTTCAAAAAGAGTTACCTGTCCGTTGGGGGTATCAGAGAGCCGCTGCTGATAAACTTGACCCCAAGTTTCTGATAAGCGATACGGTATTCACTACTCTGACCATAAACCATAATTGGAGAACAGCAGGTCACCGTGATGCTGGAGATTTAAATGCTGGCTTCTCTAATATATCTGGTGTTGGTAAAGGTTGGAAGGGGTATGTGTTTACACTTCCAGAGTGGAAAGTTGGTGTAAATCTTCAGCCAGGAGATCTCTTACTGGTGAATAACCACGGAGGAATACATTCTAATACTGAGCCGGAGGGCGAAGATAACGATAGACTTACGATTGTTGCCTATTTCCGTGAGAAGATGGTTAATCTAAAGTCATGGGATTATGAATGCTTGCGTCGCCAGTTTGTTGATGAGCGTAGATTAAATAAAGATCATCCGTTACAGCGCACACTTTGGAATGGTGTATCTCCAAATATGTGGAAGGGAGACGAGTGGAAAGATTATCTCTCTGCTCATAATATGACTGATGAGGATGGTGTTCTAGGTAATACTTTGGAGGACTTTTTCGGCTAGTAAAATATGGCTAGATTTTCAAACAAGATGAGTAGCGAGGCTCTACTCTATTATAATAATTACTACAAGAATAAAGACAGGCAGAAGATAGATTGGAGAGATCCGGGATTAAGATCGGAACTCTTTAATCGTTATGCTAAATGGAGAACCCTAACCCACGATCTTGATCATTCGTATTACAGTAGAGTCTTATGTGATGGTTATGATTATGAGCAGAAAGCATGGTTTGCTTTTGCCTTCGGTCAAACATATAGAACTCCACAGGCATTCGTTTATTCTGAAACATTTCCTAGACTCGAAACTACCGCTAAAGAGCTAGAGGAATGGAACAAAGAAAACTGGGAGAGAACGACCTACGGTACAGATGCCAGATATAATAAAGGTTTCTTCGCTAAACAATCCATTTCAGTTTTAGAGTGGCTCGGCGGTGATAGCTTTGAAAAAAAGTTGAGTGGTATCTTAGTGCACGATACTCAGAAAGAAAACTTCTATGCTCTCTATAAAGAGGTGACCAGTTTATACAAGTATGGTAGAATGACTGGATGGCTTACCATGCAGGGGTTGCATGATGTTTTAGATCTGCCGATAGATCCTGAGCAGATAATGTTGGACGGTTATAATCCTAATAAAGATAGCTCACTTAAATCAATCTGGAATGGTTTAATGATGTATCATAATACTCCAGAAAAATGCGTTGGTGGAAAATATGGTGAGTATAATGTGACCCAACATGATACCGATTGGGCAGATGAGGAACTTTTAAAACTAACATCGATGGCTGAGAGCACAGGTGGTTTTAAAATGGACTCGTTCAAAAAAGAGTCTATATGGTGTCAGTTTAAAAGGCTATTCCGCGAGGAGAACTCTGTAGAATATCCAGGACACGCTTCGGGCGACGCTGCCTCTAGGTATCCATATTATAAAAGTAAGTTTCCTGAGTATGACTGGCATAAGTTTAGGAAGGCGCTAAGAGAGCAGCCATCAATTATGGCGGGTAAAAATTTTGTTGACTGGCATAACGGTATTTTTGGTAAAACAGGCGGTATGTTAAATATGCATGAGATGTTCGACGATATGGACAATATGTATGAACTTATGGAGATGCCGGAAGACTTTGCTATTATTCCAGAGTTATGGACAGACGATGGGTTACCTGCCCCTAGTATGTCATCGAAGCCATCTACGCTAGAAGAATTTCTGTAAATACCTTTACTTTCAAAGAAATCTATTTTATGATATATAGAGTGACCGAGACCTACTTACTCCAATCAAGGATTGTCTCGTTAATAAACTGACATAAAGGAGAACTAAATGTCTAAAATTAGAGTCGCCGTTGTTGGCGTCGGCAATTGTGCTAGCTCACTTATTCAGGGTATCAGTTATTACCGTCATCGAAACGAGACTGATGTTCCTGGTGTTATGTATCCCAGTATTGGCGGTTATGATTCTCATGACATAGAAGTTGTCGCTGCTTTCGATGTTGATGCGCGTAAGGTTGGTAAACCTCTTTCCGAGGCTATCTTCGCCAAGCCAAATAATACTCGAGAATTTCATACAGATATTGATGATGATGTTACCGTTGATATGGGCATGCCCTTGGATGGTATCGCCAGCCATATGGATAACTATCATGATGATGTCAACTTTAAATTGAAGGATTGCCCTCACGCTGATGTGACTCGCATCCTAAAGGACCGCAAGGTTGATCTGGTAATCAACTATCTTCCGGTCGGCTCGCAAAAGGCGACTGAATTTTATGTTAACGCATCATTACAGGCTAATGTCGCTTTTCTAAACTGCATCCCTGTTTTTATCGCATCTGATCCTAAGTGGGAGAAACGGTTCGTGGATGCCAAGCTGCCGATTATCGGAGACGATATGAAGTCGCAGTTCGGAGCCTCGATTCTCTCACAGGTGATTCAGGAAACTCTTTTTAATCGTGGACATACGGTAGAGTTTCATCAGCAGTTGAATGTTGGTGGTAACACGGACTTTGCGAATATGATGGATCAATCTCGTCTATCATCCAAGAAGGAATCAAAAGAAAACGTAATTCGTTGCCAAAACGATATTCGCGGTATTCCGGTTCCTAAAGATGGTATCTATGCTGGTCCTTCATCTTTCGTTCCATATTTAAAAGATAACAAGGTTGCTTATGTAAAGGTTCTCGCGCATGGTTTCGGCGGTGCTCCGGTTGAACTCGATTGTAAGTTATCTGTTCAGGATAGCCCGAACTCCGCTGGTGTGGTTATCGATGCTATCCGTTTCTTGAAAGTAGCTAAAGAGATGGGCGTGGTCGGTTCGCTTCGCGGTCCTTCAGCTTGGACGCAGAAGACACCTCCGAAACAGATGACCATTGAGGATGCTAAACTTGAGTGTGATATGTTAGCGAACCGTGACTTTTCAGAACTGACGGAGAAGCAAGTTGCATAAGATTAACACATTTGATATTGATGGTGTGATTTATATGGGAGAGGGTCGGACTGGTGTCCGACCCCATCAAAAGGATATCATCATTACAGGTAGATCTTATATGCAAAAAGATGAGACTCTTGATTTTCTGAGAAAGCATGAGATCTGGAACGAAGTTCATTTTAATCCTCTTGCTAGAGATGATCCAAAATATTCTAGGCTGGAAAGTGGAAAATGGAAAGCAAAGGTATTGACTAATCTCAAAAAAGATTATATAATTAATCTACACTTTGAGGATGATCCGATACAGATCGAGGAAATACTAAAGGTACACCCCGATCAGGATATCGTACATTTACATCATGATTTAACGGAGAAGTGAAATGGAAATGACAGAAGAGCACAGAGTTTTTTTGAATGACCTTCGGGAGTCTGGCGTAACCAATATGTTCGGCGCGGGAAGTTATCTCGAGGAATGTTTTGATATGAATAAGAATGACGCTCGCGATGTGCTCATGCAGTGGATGAAATCTTTCCGTGGCTAAACTTATCGGCATAGTTGGAATGCCAGGAACAGGCAAGACTACCCTCATGCGTGAGTGGATGCGCGCACGTGAATGGCAATATGATAAACCTGTCAAACTTCTGGATAGTTACATATCTGGTGATATTCGTTTGTTCGGTAAGTATGAAGAGGGCGAAGTTTTTGCTGGTACCGATAAACTAAGTATGGCGGTACAGCCAGCAGCTATAAATTATCTAAACAATCCCTCACCTGTAAATATTTTTGAAGGCGATAGATTAACATCAACTGGATTCTTTCATGCTGCGATTGATCTAGGACATGAAGTTTATATCATAGTCCTCGAGGTATCCGATCAGGTGAGGGAACAACGATATGCTGATCGTGGGTCAGAACAGTCAGAAAAGTTTATTCGGGGTC